TCGCGCTGCCGAATAAATACGCTCCGCACCGATGCGGCTGCGACTCTCTGTGTGCCTGCGAGGACAAACCCTGCTGTGGCTGCAATGCCTAACAATCATTCTACTCAAACCCGTTAGCATATTAAAATGACGGATACAGAGCAGGCGGTGCGGGAAATGGCGACGCCAAGTGGTTACGCCCGTTTGCGTTTGGGGTTTGGGTTGCATCCGAAACAGGGGCGCGTGTTGGATGATCTGTTCTCGAAACGCAAGCAGCGGGTGGCGTTTCTGTGTGGTAATGAAGTGGGGAAAACTTCTCGGGTGGCAGTCTCGGCAATTTTGTATGCCTTGGACATTTTGCGCGCCCGCGTGCAGATGACTTCCGGCAGTGATCGCCAGTTGAAGGAGCAGTTGATTCCAAATCTGAAACGGTTGGCCCATTTGTTCCGGCCGTATGGGTGGGAGTTTCTGGATCGCAGCATCAAGTTGAACGGGATCAATCAATTTCTGGCGTATGCGGCGCGGGATGAAGGCACATTCCAAGGATTTCACGAGGAAGCGGAAGGCGGGGAGCGGATCGGGCAATTGATCATTGTGGACGAGGCGGCCGCGGTGCGGGACGAAATCATTGGCGCGGCGGAGGATCGGTGTAATCCGACCTGGTTGCTGATCATGGGCAGTCCGTTGGACCCGACGGGCAAGTTTTACAGCATGACGCGGGAACTGAGCGCCTTTTACTCGTGTCATCGGTTGAGCAAGCTGGATTGCACGACGGATAAGACTTGGGTGGGCGGCAAAGGGTGGTTGGATGCGGATGATGTGGCGCGAACGATTGCCAAGAACTGTGGGATTGCGTTGGATGTAGCACAGACCATTGTCCGAACGGGCGAGCATGGCGGCCAGATCAAAGACCCGTTGACGCTTTCCAGCGTATTCGCCGAGTTCGCCAGTTTTGTGGAGAACGCCTTGTTGACGCTGACAGAGTATCAAAAGGCGGAGGATAATCCGCCGAATTATGATCCCCAGCAGGACAAGCATATCTTTTGCGACTTTGCCGGTGGCCGGGCTAAAAACGTGTGTGCGGTGCGGGTCGGGAACAAAGTTTGGATTGAAAAGAAGTGGGTCGAGCCAAATGAAATGACGGCCGTGGGGGAATTTATTCACTTGTTCAAGCGGTTACAGGGGGAATATGGGTTTACCGGCGAAGAAATCAGCGGAGACGGCGACGGCTTGGGAGGCCCGATGGTGCGGCGGATTCAGGAAATGGGTTGGGCGATCAATGATTTTCACGGGGGCAGCAAGCCGCGGTTCAATGAACGCTATCAGGACGCCTGGACGGAGGCGTGGTGCGAGGGGGCGAACCGGATCAAACAATGCAGCATTATTCTGCCCAAGGATCACGAGTTTCGGGGGCAGGCATTGGCGCGCAAGACGAAGTTTATCAGCAGCGGCAAGTTGAAGCTGGAGACCAAGGAGGACATGCGCCGGCGGAACATTCAAAGCCCGGACGAAGCCGATGCGGTCTTTGGGTGCATGATGCCCGCCCCGCTGGCGCGGAGTGTGCAGTTTGGGGAAAAGCGGGCGGTGAACTGGCACGAGATTATGGAGGACAACCGGGAAGGAACGCCGACGTATTTCCAATAGGGGTGGGGAAAATAGGGGTTGAGCAATGGGGTCGAGTCAGGGAAATCTGTGAGTGCGAGTGAAAGAACTTTATGAATCAGCGCACAGCATCCTGACGGGCCGGAGTGTCTGGGAGAACAAGCAACGATTGTTTTACCAGATGCGGCATGACGGGATTCGCCGGCAAAAGAAGCCATTTCCCGGCGCGGCCGACGGCCATTATCCGATGGTGGACATGGCCATCCGCAAAGCCAAACCGTTTTGGATGGGGCAGGTGACGAGCGGGGACAAGCTGGCGGTGTTCACCAGCCTCAAACCCAATGATCTTTCCAGTTTCTCGGACAGTGCCGCGGACTACTTTGATTTCATTCTGACCCAGAAAAGCCAATTCCTGCGCAAGTTGCGGGTGGCGGTGGATCACATGTTGTTGCGCGGTCGGGGCATCATCAAGGTAACCGTCAATCCGCTGGATGATTACAGCCTGCAAATCGAGGCGATCAATCCCATGTTCATCCTGATGCCGCAGATGGCGGATGATTTCCCGGATGCGGACGAATGGGTTCATGTGAAGCATTTGAGCGTGGCGGCCTATAAACGGCTGGATGCGCGCTACGATACCAGTCCGGAAACGGTGGCCAAGATTCGGGGCAGTGAGAACTTCGAGAACTTCAGCACGATCACCGAGGAAAAGCGCACGCGCGAAGGCATTACCCACACGACCGATCCGGAGAACATCATTTTGTGGGAGCACTGGAAACGGACGGTAAGCGGGTGGCGAATTTTCACATACAGCCCGCACGCGCCAGAAATTGCGTTGCGCAAGCCGCATGGTTGCCCGTGGAAGGTGCAGGGAAAACCCAGTTGCCCATTCTTCAGCTTTCCGATGGAAGTGAAGGATGAAGGTTGGTACAGCCCCCGCGGCTTGGGGGAATTGCTGGCATCGGTGGAGCAGTATTTGACAAAACTGTGGAACGAGAAAGCCGACGCGATGACGTTTGCCAATCGCCCGCTTTATACCGGCGAGAAAGAGATTTTGAACCCGGCCAATTATCGCTGGGCGCCGGGGGAATACATTCCCGGGAACATCCGCGGAGTGCAACAGGGGCAACCGCCGTTCAGTTTCGACCAGGAAATCATGTTTGCGCGGAGCATCGGCGAGCTACAGGCGCAGACGCCGGACTTTGGCATCACGCAAGAAGGCGCTGGGCAGGGCGGCGGCAAGGCGCGGACGGCCGCGGAGAACTATCGGATTGCGGCCCTGACGCAGGCGGGGACGAATGACAACGCCGTGGTTTTCCGGGAAAAGCTGGCGGAAGTGTATCGGCACATTTGGGGCTTGATCCTGCAATTCAAGCCAAAGGATTTCACCTACTTTGCCGCGGGCGAAGTAGGGACGTTACCCGAACAGGCGTTACACGATGCGTATTTGATTGCGCCCGACGGCTCGCCCGACGGTTGGAATCGGCAGCAACGCTTTCAAAAGGCGGTGGCCTTGATGCAGGTCTTTACGGGCAACCCGAATGTGAACCCGGAAGTCTTAACGCGGAATGCGTTGGCGGCCGAGGATGGACGGTTGGCGCAACAGGCGTTTGTGCCGTCCAATTTGAAAGGAGCGATCGAGGCGGAGGATGAAGCGCACGAGATTGCAATTCTGAAGGAAGGTTTCCCCGCGGTGGTGACACCGGGAGAAGATCATGCCACGCGGATCAAGATGTTGTTGGGCTGGCTGCAAAAGCAGCAACAGACCGGCGCGCCTCTCGACCCGATTGCGCGGCAACGGATTCAGGAGCATCTGGCAGTTCACTACCAGTATTTGCAGAAGACGAACCCGGCGGGCGCGCGGCAATTGGCGCAGACCGTCCAACAGCAGGAACAACCGCAACCCAACAATGTGGCGCAAATGCCGGCCGCGGGTGGTCCGCCCGTGCAGACCACACCCGACCAAGTAGGAGCACTATGAGTAAATTTATCACCCGAATCCCCGTGGATTTCGCCATTGTGGCGCAAGGCGTGCCCAAGAACACGTTCATCCATTCTGCGCAATTGAGCGAGGATCGGCAGGCGGTGGAAGTGATTTGGGACAATCCCGCCTTTGAAAGCCCCGTGCAAGGTCCGTGGCCGTTCCCGATCGAGGACATTCGGAACGGGACATTGCCAGAGCGGGTGACGTTGGCGGACTGGGTGACGCAAGCCAAGCCGGAACAAGTGCCCGCGGCGGAAGTGCCCGCAGTGGAAGAAACTGGCGGGGTGGGGAATAAAGCGGTTGTTCCGCCGGGGCGAAAGCGTAATAGATAACTCTGATGATGCTGAGGTTGTGGCAGTGGTTGAAACGGTGGGGGGCGCAGCCGGAAACGGTTGCGCCTGCCGTTCCGGCGTTATTGCCACTCCCGCACGCGCCGGAATGGCAGCCCCAGAATCAAGCCGAATGGATTTCGTTTCTGGCCACGCCGACCGGGATGATTTTGCGGCAACGGCTGTATGCGGCGGCGGCGGAGAACGCGCGGAACGGCGCGACCGATGCGATGCACAGTGCGCATAGCGCGGGGCGATCGACCGGGTTTTACGATGCGATCCTGTGGCTGGAAAGCCAGGCGCGCATTGAGTTCGAGCAGCAAATTCCAATTTCCGGGGCATCCAGCGAACTGGGTGCAACATCCGCGCAGGAGCACCAGGGTGATGCTCTGCTACGCGAATTATATTCACCCTAAGAGAGATACCAGGCATGACCGATATTTCGGAATTAAACGGAGTGGACGACGCCATGAAAGTCTTGGACGCCTTGGAGGCGGAGCGAGGCCCGGCGGCGGCGGACACTGCGGACAGCGCGAATCCCGAGCAGCGCGCGGCTCAACCGGAGGCAAGTGATGCCGAGGCTCAACTAAACACTTTAACCGACACACCAGCGGCGGCAGACCCGGCGGCAACGCCGGAGCCGACCACCGCAACACAGAAGCCGGATGCGACAGATGAAACTCAAGCCAAGCCCGTAACGCGGGATGAAAAGGGCAAGTTTGCCCGGGAAAAACAACGCCGGGACGACAGTTGGAAGGCGTTGAACGCGGAAAAAGCCGCGTGGGCCGAGGAACAGGCGCGATTCAAGGCGGAGCGGGAGGCCTGGCAGCGCGAGCGGGAAGCCGCGGCGCAGGAAAACCAAGTCACCCCCGAACGCTATGAAGCCTATGGGCAACAGATGCAGGCGCAGGCCGATCATTTGTTGGCCGAGGCGGATCGGCTGGAAGCTGCGGGGAAGTTCGATGAGGCGGAAGCCAAGCGCGAAGATGCCCGGGATGCCGTGGCGGACGTGCGCAAAGCGAAGAAAGCCGCGGCGGATTTGCGGGCGAACCCGCCGGCCAGCCTCCAGCAACGCAATGAACAAGTGCAGGCGCAGAAACGCGAATGGACTTTGAAGGCGGCGCAGGATTTCCCGGACTTGGCGAAGGATGGCAGTGAGTTTCAGAAAGCGGTGGCGAACAATCTGGCGGAGCTTGCGAGCCAAGCCCCGACGATGGCGCGCGATCCGCGGAGCATCTATTTCGTGACCAAGCTGGTGGCTGCCGAGACTGCGGCCGCTGGTGTGCCGGAATTGAAGAAGAAGTTGAGCCAGACAGAGGCAAGGGTTAAGGAGTTGGAAGCCCTGACTGGTCCGACGCCGCCGGGTAATCCCGGGCCGGCGGGTGGCGAAATCCCGTTTGAACAACGTTCCCGCGAGGAACAGTTTGCCGAACTGGAACGCCTGGCCACAGGGATGCCGCTCCGGTAACGCCCTTGCCATGACAAGATCATGGCAAATACAATCGCAATCTTCAATCAAGGCGGGACGCCAGCACCGGCGGACTTCGCCAATCGGTTACAGACGTTTTTCAACAAGGATTTGTTGGAATCCCTCAAGTTCGAGTTGGTTTTGGCCACTTACGGCATGAAATCCAGCTATCCGGCGCATGGGGACACCATCCGCTTTTTCCGTGCCCGCAAAGCCAATACCGATGGGTTGTTGGGTTTGAGCGCCGCGGAATCCGCCGGGCCGGGCCGGGCGGGCAGCGCCGTGGCGTTGACGGAAGGCACGACTCCCACCCGGATGACGGATGTGGGCGTGGGCTACGTGGATGTGCAACTGAAACAACGGGGCGCCATTTCCAGCATGTCCGACATCGCGCAGGCGATCGACCTGTTGAACATGGTGAAGCTGCACAGCAAGACGCTGGGCGAGGATGCGGCGTTGGGACTGGACGGCATTGTGCGGCAGGCATTGATTGCCGGCCTGACCAATACCGATACCACCTACGGCGCGAAGCATCCGTTTGAGCGGTATCCGTATATCACGCTGACCAACGACAGTTCGGACGATTATGACACGTTCAAGGTGACGGCCAACGCCAGCACCAGCAACGGCAAGATCACCCGGGCCGTGCATCTGGGTTGCATCACGCAGTTGCGCGCGGCCAATGTGCCGACCATCGGCGGGAAATATGTGGCGGTGACGCCGCCGCAGGTCATGCACGACTTGCGTCAGGATACGACCTGGGTCAGTGCGGCCACACAGGTGGACACGAGCAACCTCTACAAGCGCGGCCAGATTGCGCTGGACGGGGCGGTGTTTGTGGAGGCCGACAATGCGAGCATCGAGGGGGACACCTACGGCACGCAGTTGGGCACGACCACGATCACCAGCACGAACACCCCGGTTTACTCCACGTTCTATCTCGGGCGCGATGCGTTCGGGTGCGTGGAACTGACCGACAAACGCGCGGGCGCGAGCATGATGGGCCCGAAACTCATCGTGAACGCCACGCCGGACAAGGCTGATCCGCTCAACCTCAAGACGGTGTTGGGTTGGAAGGCATTCTTCGGCTGCAAAGCGTTGCACACGTCGGAAACCTCCGATGTGCCGCATTACCTGCAACTGCGCACCAAGAGCACGTTCTAAGCGAGTTGAAGCACCGTCCGGCGGGGAGTGATCCCCGCCGGACTCCTTGACCCAACAAATTTGATTGAAAGAAAAAGGAACACCATGAATGCGAATATGCCGCCGACTGATGGCGATTTTGGCGTAAATGCGGGCGCGAGCGCCCCGCCGGAACTGGCGTTGATGGCCGGGCCGAACGAACAAGCCATCCCCTTGGCCGCGCTGCAACAACCCGATGAAACCGAGCAATTGGTAACGCCGGAAGTGGGGGACATGGTGACGTACACGGTGGAAGGAAAGATTTCCCGGATCGAAGGCGACCGCGCTTTTGTGACGGTGGAAAGCGCCAACGGGCAGCCGGTGGCGGAGGAACAACCAGAGAATCCGGCAGATGATGCCGGAGGATTGGCGGCTTTGGAAGCTGAAGCACAAGGAATGGCATGAACATCCCAACCAAGAAAATTCCCAACGGCAGCGGCGGCGGCCTGGTGGCGAGCCGGGTAATCAGCACGACCCCGATCAAACTACTGAGCTTGATCGTGTTGAACACCGGGGGCGCGCAATACATCCAGCTATTTGAAACAACGACCGTGCCGGCGGATAGCGCGGTGCCGGTGATCCCGGCGGTGTACGTGGGGGCCAACTCCACAGTCCAATTTGATTTCGGCGTGTTCGGCATTGATTTCGATGCCTTGTGCGTCTGCAACAGCAGCACGGCCGCAACCAAGACGATTGGCAGTGCCAACTGCGCGATCACCGCAATTGCCCGGGGATAACGCCATGAGAATCATTATTGCAATCCTGATCTGGGTCGCGGCGGCCAGTCTTGCGCCCGCGGCCATCACAGTGACGCCCGGGGGCGGTGGCGGCGTCATCACGACGAATGAGTTTGATGGGAGTGCCATCACCAGCGGCACGGTGGCGGATGCGCGGATTGCATCGACGATTGCGCGGGACTCGGAAGTTCCGGCGATCATTGCGACGAACAACGCCGCCGGGGCAACCAACTCGCCCGCCGGTTATCCATTGCAAGATACCTCGCAGAGCTATTTCGGCGTGTGGGATGATTACCCTAACGGCCTCACGGTCGGTTACAACGCCTATGTGACGGTGGGAACGCTCTTCGGCCAACGCCGAATCACGGCATCTTTTGCCGGGGCAAATGGCGTTCAACTCGGAACACCTGCACCGTTTTACCAGGATGGCAAATACTACTTCGCGTTCATGACCAAGGGCTATCCAGTATCAGGATCAAACCTGACCAACAATCTAGGCATCTACGTCTCTGACGATTTGAGCAATTGGCGATTGCATTGCTACGTTGATTGCTCATCGCCCAGCCCGGCAGAAGTCAATCCGGTCAACAACGTGTGGGCACCGGAGTGGTTCGTGGATACCGACGGCAGCATTTACCTCATTGCCAACATCGGCACGAACTTAACTTCCAGCGCAGCGAACATGAAGGTTTATGGCATCAAGGCTTTGAGTTCCGACCTGTTGACCTGGAGCAACCCAACGAACTTTGCCGGAGTGCCGTCTAGCGTGTTTGATGGGTTCGTAACCAAGAGCAACGGCACTTACATGGTTTGGTATCGCAATGCGGGCACCAGCTACAACGAAATTTATACTTCAACCAATTTGTTCAGCGGCTATACCGCATTCAAAACCGGAAACTGGGCCGGATGGGGGGCTGATTACGAAGCATTCCAACCGATCCAACTTCCCAACGGCACTTGGTATATTCAATTCACCCACACTGCGCCGTTTGACGGAACGTATGTCTCCACCTCGACAAACTTCGTGAACTGGACAACACCCGTCCGCATGAAGCAATCATTGACGCAGGGACACGGCTCACTCTGGCCGATGCCAAGCGGAACGATCTCTTACGAGATGGTGCAGGCGGTGCGACCGGCTTTGAGCAACTCCACGTATGGCGTGCAATACTTGCTCGGGCCGTTCACGGCGGAACAACCCGCCAATCAATCATTCGTCGTTTGGTCGGGTGGAACATACACGTCCGTTGCGTTGGCTTCGTCCAATGCCACACAACTGGTCACAGACGGATTCTCCCGCTCCATCCCGTTCTATCTGAGCCGCCGCATCGGCGCAGGCTACGACATCGCCTACAACTCCGGCGCGAACAATGATATGCGGTGGTATGGTCAAATCCTGTCGAGCACGACTGGCAACACCAATGCTGTGCCCGTGTTTGGCCCGACCGGCAATCTGACCAACGCTGTGATTGATGTTGCCAACACGACCAATGGTGTGGCGGGACGCCTGCAAATTCCGGGCACAAGCTATTACGTGATGGTGTTCACGAACACGCCATGAGGATTTTAGCGATAATTCTACTCAGCACCTCCGCCTGTTTCGCCCAAACGAAACAGGTGAAGTCCGGAGACGTCGTTCGGCTCGGCGACAAATTCAGCATCACGGCTGCGGTGGGCGCAACGACGTTGCTTTATACCAATTACGTCTATTCGACACCACGTGGAGATTGGAATGGATTAGTGGGCCAACAATGGACAAACACGCAAAACATCACAGTTACCGCACTGGGCCGGTATGTGGTTTCGACAAATAATCCGCCGCGCCTGTTGCAGCTTGTGTTGTGGAGTGACAAATCAGTGATCGCCAGCGCGACGCTAAATATCAGCAATGCCACGGAATTTTCCTTTTCCTACACTAACCTTGCGTCGCCGGTCGCGTTATCCGCTGGGATTCAATACGCGCTGGTGTCCGAGGAAATCAGCGGAAGCACTTCGTTTGCAAACAACGCGAGCGGCAGCAAGGCGGTCTTTTCGACCGGCGTATATGGTGGCGCTGCTTACAGCGCCACCTACTCCACAAGCGGCCTACTTTTCCTTGCTTCTGACCGACCTTTTGGGCCGCTGGACTTAAAATACACAACCCCATGACCTCTCCCAATCCCCAAACCATCCCGCCGGGCGGCACGGTCAATGTGCTGTTGCAGGAGCGGTTGCGGGCGGCGTGTCGGTTGGGGCGGCAGCATGGTGGGCATGAACCCATGAATTTGCCACCGCTCCGCAAATCGGGCAAGCGGTTGACGCTGGTGGAGATGGAACGGCAGGCGATCTTGCAGGCGGTGGATCAACACTCCGGCAATTACACCAAGGCAGCGCGGCAATTGGGTTGTTCGCGGTCCAAGATTTTCAATCACATGGCGGCGATGGGCCTGACGAAATCGAGCAAGATTATCCGGCTCGCAGCGTGTGCGGTGTTGTTGGCGGTGGTGACTGGCTGCATTGCGCCGGCCAATGGGCCGACGCCAAGCGCGGTGAGTGCGCCGGTTGCGCCCGTCGTGGTGCAAAGTTTTCCGGCGTTGCCAACGCGGTCGGTGAGTCAGGCGGTGATTGCCCCGGAGCCGCGCGGGATGGCGATTGATTTTGCCTGGAACGGCGTGAGCGGGCCAGCGACGTATCGGGTTTACGCCTCGACGAATCAGCAGGATTGGCGACTGGTGGCGGAGACGACCAGCACGAGTTGCCGGGTGACGAATCTATTTTTGCCGCAATCGTTTGTATGCCGCGCGGTGGCCGCGGGCGAGGAAAGCGCGGATTCAAACCGGGTGGTTTTGCTGGGGCTGGATACGGTGGTGACGATCACGGCGGAGGCATCGCCGGACCTGAACGACTGGAAACCGTATGCGACGATCTTTACGGGCACGAATCCGCCGGGGATGAGTTTCTTTCGCACGGTGGCGACCCGGACCAGCCAATTCAAAATCGAATGAAAGAAGCAAAGTTATGGCATCTGTTGCTGACCGCACTGATTGCGATTATCGCGCCCATCGTGACGATCACGCTTTGGGCGGGCGAAATGAAATCGGACGTGAGAAACCACGAAAAGGTGTTGGCGGTGGTCGTATCGGACATCAAGCGGATGGACAACGATGGCCCGGCGATCTGGCGGAATACGATGCGCTTTTCCGATGAGCAGGCGAAGGAACTGAAACGCGATGTGGAGTCGGTGAAGAACGAAGTGCAAGCGCAACGGCAAATTTTGATCCGAATCGAACAACAGTTAAAACCGTAACGAATTATGAACGAACCACAAATTGTCGTGAACTCGGGGGACATGGGCATTGTGATTGCCTTCGTGTTATTGCTCGGGGGCATCATCAAGAATTATACGCCGGTCAAGAATGAGTTGATCCCGCTGATTACCTGGGCGCTCGGCGGATTGATTTATCAATGGCTGGCCGGCGGTTGGAATGACCCGCGCCAGTGGATGATGGCGCTGCTGTCGGTGGCAGGCGCGACGGGTTTGCATAGCGCGAGCCAAAGCACGATGTCGGTCTTTAAGAAAGACGATAACACCCCGCCAACGATCCCGCTGGTGTTGTTGGTGGGTTTGCTGGCGTTCAGCTTTACAGGTTGCAGCACGCCGCAGAAGCCGCCCACGCCGACGGAGCAGAAGTATTTCGAGATTCGGACGAACACGGTGGAAGTGGTCGCGTTGGTGACGAATGTCCTGCCGGCGACGGCTACGACGACGGCGGCGGTGCGGGTTGAGCCGGTGACGAATCGCGTCGAGCAATATGAGTTTGTGCCGAATGCCAACGCGCAGTTGGTGGCGACGACCGGGGCGGCGGTGGGGACGACGATCAGTCCGGTGGCGGGCGGTGTAGTGGGCGCGGCGATCATGGGCCTGTTTAGTTTGTGGGGCTGGGCCAGAAGCAAGAACACGGCAACCGCCAACCAGATCACGGCGAAAGAATTGGCGCAGATCATCGAGACGGGCCGGCAGATTCTCCTTCGCCTGCCGGATGGGGCGAAATACGAGGCGGAATGGAAAGCGTGGATGGTGAAGCACCAGGCGGAAGCCGGAGTGATCGGGCAAGTCGCCGAACTGGTGGCGTTGGCCGTCGATAACGACAAGGCGAAGGGCGCGGCGCAGACGATCGTGAATTTGATTCAGGCACAACCAAAATGAAAAGCCGATTGCGCGAGATTTTGGCGAGTGGCGTGGCGCCGGGATTCAATACGCGGGCGATTGATCCGACCCGACCGGAAATCGCCGTGCCGAAGGCGTTCAAGGATTTGGAGCAAAAGGACAGCGCGAGCAAGATTGCGCGGGACAGTGGGTTTACCGTGAAACAGATCAAGAAGATTTGGAAGATATGAAAACGAACATGCGCGCAGTGCTGGGGTGGTTATTGCTGGGGTGGGCCTTGGCCAGTCCGGCGGCGGACCTGACCCGGAGCATTACCTTCAGTGACGGGCAAAAGCTGACGGCGGCCAACCTGCATACGTTGATTGATGGGGCGTCCATCAATACGGCGTTCCTGACAGGCAAAAGCCTGTTGAGCGCGGTGGATAGCGGGGATTATGTGCTTGTCTATGACACCAGTGCGGGCACGTTCAAAAAGATGACGTTGGGGGCGTTGTTGCTGGCCAACACGGATTTGATCACCACGCAACTGGAGGAAGGCAGTCCGGCGGCGGGGGATTACCTGCTGCTATATGATGCCAGTGGCGGGACATTGGCCAAGGTGAGCATGGCCAACCTGGTGACGGGCAACACGAATTTGATCGGGGGCCAAGCGCCCTTGACCAATCTGTTGAGCACGGCGCAGTTTTTGGTGAACAACGGCGGGACGAACGCGCGCATTCAGTTGCAACATTTATGGGCGCAGAATTTTGAATATACGCGGGCCATCACCAACCTGACCCGGCACAGTGCGCCGACGAACACCGATGCGTTTCTGCTCTGGGACAGCACGGCGGGGACAAATCGGTGGGCGACGTGGATTGATCTGGTGACGAATACGCCGAGCGTGGGCACAGTAAGCAATGCCGCCTTGTTGAGCGTGGTGGAAACGAACCAGTTCAAGAATATCACGGTCAGCAATCTGATGAGTCAGTTTGCCAATTCGGGGACATTTCTGACGACGAACCTGACCTTTACCTCCACGGCGGCGTGTTCCGGGATCACCGGAGCGGGCAAGCCGATTGATGCGGCGCATGGCTTTGCCACTGTGCCGCGGTATGTGAAGGCGGTTTTGGTTTGCACGACGGCGAACCTGAATTATGCGATCGGGGACGAAGTGGGGGTTGATCCGACGTGGGATGGCGGGTTGACCGGCCCGGCGTTGTTCACCTTTGGGAACAGCACCAACGTGGGGGTGGTGGTGCGGAACACGGCGGCCGGATGGTCGATTGCCAACAAGACGACGGGCACACTGGCGACGATTACGCCGGGGAGTTGGACGTTAAAAATCTACGCGCGACCATGAATCTGGAAACCCTAGTGGAACGGGCCTGCCTGGAAGCGGGCTACAACGATGCCGACGACGTGACGGCGGCGGAGAAGTTCGCGCGGCACTGGGATGAGCACATTTGGAACAGCGCCTTGTGGAAGGCGGCGTTGGTGGCGTGTGACGTGGCGGTGACGCCGGCGAGCAATGACGACCATGCCGAGGGGGTAGTTTATCTGCCGGAAGTGATTGACCGGGTGGTGGCGGTGCGGAGCACGAGCAATCAAATCGTGGTGCGCGGGCAGGAACATTATTACCGGATGGATTGGGATGCGTTTGGGGCGACGGGCACCCCGTTGGAATTTGTGATTCTGCCGCCGGCTTGGTTTAGCTGGCGCACTAGCGATCCGTCGGGCTATCTGGAAATCAGCGGAGCGGAGGCGGATGCTGCTTCTAAAATCAAAGTGGTTTGGGTGGATGGCAATGGAAAGCGGAGTGCGACAGAAACTACGGTGGGCGGCACGGCGACCATTGGCCCGGCGCTGGGGGGATTAATCACGGTATTGGCAGCCTATAAAGAAGCCACTACGGGGGAAGTGAACCTTACCACTGTGGCATTGGGGGAAAACTTAGTGCCTGGGAATGCGGTTTATGATGCCCATGACGGATACGAGCTTACGGGATTAACTCCGGGAGCGAGCTACTATTTTACGAAGGTCGATGCTGGCAGTTATATCAATATTATAGACGGGCCTCCGGTGCTTTTGAATGACTCAGGTTATTTTACCGCACCTGATAACGGGATTATCGCTATCCAAGGCGGTGGTTCTAGCGGGGTTGTGTCCTCAACTATTAAGCCAGTAACCACGACCACGGTTGGCACTTTGGCCGCGGCGGATACTGCCAATCCAACATATCCGCGCCTGCGCCTGATCCCAAAACCCACGGCGGACCTGACGGCGACGGTGTTGGGCAAGGCGAAATATGAGCCGCTGGAGTTTGACCAGCAAGAGCCGGCCTTGCGTAATTGCACCAATGCGTTGCTGGCGTTCATGCGGGGCAGTTTGAAACGGCGGGGCGGGGAAATTGGCGCGGCGCAACTGGAATTTGCCGAGGCCAATGCGTTGGTGAAACAGGTGGAACAGATTGAGGCGTTGCAGGCGGCGAACAATCAGCGGTTCATCCCCGAGGAAGGCTATGGGCCGACCGGCGGGTTGGGACCGATGGGAAGCTATTTTAGCTGATGCCGACGTTACAAAATACCGCAACCGACCTGCCATTGCTCTGGGAGCAAATCCGGAACGTGGCGGGCGGCATTGATGCGTTCAGCGATCCGGTGGAACTGGAGGCCAACGCCTCGCAACGCTTGGTCAATGTATTGATCCGGGACAAAGCCAAGGCGCGCACGCGCCCCGGGGCGGCCGGATTGGGCGGGGCCGTGCTGGCTGCCGCACCGATTCAGGGACTCTACTATTACGATACCCCGGCGGATGAACAACTGATTGCGGCCTGTAACCAGGTATTGCAGTTCTGGAACGGGGCAAACTGGACCGAGATGACGGGATGGACTCCGGCGGACGCGCGGGTGGCGATGGCGCAGGGCGTGGATACGCTGTTGCTGACCGATGGCACGAACAATTTGCGGACGTGGAACGGCAGCGCCTTTACCGATTGCGGCAGCGGCGCCAGTGATCCGCCCAAGGAAACGACCATTCTTTGCTGGCATACCGGGCGGATGTTCGCCAGCGGCAAAGCCACCGCGCCCGATACAGTCTGGGTGAGCAATCGGCTGGCGTTTGGGGCGGGACAGTGGAACAACACCACGCGCAGCTTTCGGGTTGGGGGCGGGGAAGGCGATCCCATCCGCAGCTTGAAAGCCTTTCAGGGCGTGATTTTGGCGGTGGGCAAGGAGAACAGCGTTTGGCTGGTGGAAACCGACCCAGCCAATGAGCCAGCCGACTTCAGCGCGGAACAGGTGAGCGAGTCGGTGAGCTACGGCGCCGGGGTGTGCGGGCCGGAAGCGTGGGACGTTTATGGCAATGACATCTTCATGGTCAGTCCGGATCGGCAAATTCGGACCTTGCGGCGGATGGCCGCGGCGCAGGGCCAATACGAACTGAGCGCGCCCCTGAGTCAGCCGGTGCAGCCGTATATCGACCGGATCAATGCCGCGGCGCAACAGACGATTACCGTTAAAAAGTATCAGGAGTTGATGTTGTTCGCCGTGCCGCTGGACAGCGCGACCAGTCCGGATCATGTGTTGGTGTACAATGGGCGGTTGGGTCGCTGGATTGGCGTCTGGGAAGGCTGGTCGCCGCAACACTGGGAAATCACCAGGTTTGCCGGGCAGCAACGTTTGGTGTTCGGCGATGCCGCGGGCTATGTGAACGAGTGGAAAGACAACGAAGACGCCGAAACCGATGCCACTTATCTGGATAACGGCGCGGGTTACGCAACCAAACTGTGGACGCGCAACCTCGCCTTTGGGGACATCGAGGCGGACAAGGTGGCATTCAATTGTCGTCTGCGGTTCAATCAAGGCAATGCGACCCTGGCTTTTACCGCGGTGGGCGATGATGCGGATTTGAAGACGTGGAACAAGACCTTTGAGCCGACCGGGGATGTGTTGGGGACGGATGTGCTGCCATTTCAATTGCAGACCACGGCGCCGACGCTGGCCAGCGCGAGCCTCCGGGATTTGCCGAGCTTCCGGGAATTGTATTTGAAACTCGAAAGCCCATCCGGTTGGTGGGAACTGCGCAATCTGAGCGTTAGCGCGCGGCTGCGGCCAATGAAATCCAAATAATATGGGACTCTTTTCAACGCCAAAAATACCCGATCCGAATGCGGCGGCGGTGGCCGGCGCGCAGGCGGATATGGAATTGTTCCCGTTCCAATACATGATCAACAACCTTGCCAAGATGGGGGGCAAGGCGACGATTGACGGGAAGGAATACGACTTTACCGGGTTGGGCGATGCGGACACGGCGGCGGCGATGTCCGATAAGATGGCGCAAACGCTGTTGGAGTTGCAGCAGCAATACGGGCCGGAGTTCGTCAAACAACGGTTGGCGGAACTGAAGGCGGCAGACCCGACGGGCTACGCGGCGCGGCAACAGTTGTTTGACCGGATCATGGCCGACGCGGAGGCGAATCCGGATCGTCCCATGAACCAAGCCTTGCAGGACTTGGTGCAGGGGGAACTGAGCAAGTCCGGTAAACTGGACGCGCGACAGATTCAGGAAGTGCAACAGGGCGTGCGAGGAAAACAATTGCGGAACGGAATCTTTCTGGGCAACGCGGCGGCGAGCGAGGAAGCCAACGCCGTGGTGCGGGCGGGCGAGAATCTGCGCGACCAACGCCAGCAACAGGCCGCGGGAATCCTTCAAAGCGGGGTATTGCCGCAGGATGTGCAATATCGGCAAATCCAGCAATCCCTGGCGAATCTGGGCGCGTTCACAAATGGGCAGAATCCCACGGCACAATTTCAGAGTGTGAGCAGCGCGAGCAATGGCGCGGCGCCGTATTTCACCGGCAGCCAGAATCAGGCGGCGACCAACGGCAACGCGACAGCGCAGGGGATTCAGGATGCCATGAGTCTTTACAGCAGCAACATGAACTGGGCCAACAGCCAGATCAACCCGTGGTTGGCCGGACTGGCCGGCGGGGCGAGCGGGATCAATCTGGCCAACAAAGCAGGTTGGAACTGAATATGTCTAAAGTCTTGAGGCTTCAGTCTAAATTCTTGGGGGTGGGATTGCTCTTGGTTTGCGGGATCGCCGGAGCCGAACCAACGGCATACATGGACATGGTGTTGCGGGCGCGCAATGCCGCGGACGCGCGGGAACGGTTGGGCATCACCAACGGCAGCGGCGGCACGTTTACGCAGACGAATATCAGCTATACGAGCGTGACCAATGCCCCGTGGTTGAATACCAACAAAGTCGTGGCCAGCGTGGTTTGGACGCGGGTGGCAGCGTGGAGCAACACCGTTTACGTGCCGAACGCTAGTTTCGACTCCAACGGTGTTTTGGCGCAGTTCACGGCGGATGGTGGGATGTATCGGGTGGACAATACGCGGCTACTGAGCACGCCGGTGCTGGGGCAGTATAACGATTACGAGGAGCATTTGGGCTTATTCTGGACGAACCAAGTAGGCGAACGGATGGATTTGTTGCTCTCGGACAATTACAGCGGGGCCATCATCGCCTCAACGCCGAGCTACAATCATTATCTGCAAAGCGGGATGTTGGTGATCCGGCCGCAAGCGGGGGCGCTGGTGACGATCACGAATCGCGCCCGCATCACTGGATCAAATGATGTCGGGGGGACGAACTATCTGGGGCTGGAAGTGGCGCATCCGCAAACGATTTATGGGGTGACACCATGATGACCTTGCAACAGCAGGAGCGGGTGGATGCG